TAGACTCATCACCAAACACTGATTCAGAATCAGCCTTTTCAAATTTATCAACTGCATTTTTTGCATCCGTTAGGGCGTTACCAATGGCGGTAAGTGCATCATTAACATCTGTATTACTTAGCGACAAAGCACCTAAAGAGTTTTGCAAAGATTTTATTGCACCATAGAGAGGAACTAAATACTCATACTCATCTGGAAAATTACTTATAGATGAAGCATCAAAAGCAACCGTAGGATTATTAACCTCTAGATACTTACAAGTCCCTGATGCTGGCAATGCATTTAATTTACCGTTATAAATATAGTACACAGGGTCTGTAGCTGTAGCCGCTATCATATCATCACTATCAGAAGCTTTACCTCTTAATACAGCAGGTATCTTACGACATGGCTGATCTATTGTCCCGTCATTTCTTGTAACGGATAAAACAGAAGAGGAATCCAGTGTCTCTGCCTCACTACCTACTGCTGTACTTGTAAAAGTATCTTCTGTTGCACATAGCAATTTTAACCGTGATGGCATAGAGTTGATAACCTCAGCCGCACCATCTGTTAAGAACTGAGTTAGCTCTGCTTGAGTAGGTGCACTGCTACCATCTATATCTAAACTTGTTAACGCTTCTACCTGTGCTTCAAATGTTGCCATGTGTTACTTCTTCTTTCTTCTAGTCGTTGTTTTCTTTTTAGATGTTTTCTTTTTACCACCACGTATTAAATCTGCATCTGCTTTTCTAGCCCCACCTTTTCCCGTAGCAAAACTTCTTACTCTACCAGCGGCCCATTGATGAGCACTGACTCCGGGTCTAGAACCACTGGAGTAGTATGCACCCAATCCCCTTGAGTATACCTTAGACAAAGTTCCTTTTGATATTCCAGAGCTTTTGGAATACTTAGCAAGAACTGCGGCTTTACTTCCTCCGCTTTTTTTTCTTGCTGGTTTTCTTTTTGCTGGTTTTCTTGCCACTCTTACTCCTTTGTTTCGATATCATATCCATCATTGCAGGTGTCAATGCACCCTCTCTATACATCTTACGTGTTCTTAATATCTCATCCTGTGTTTTCTTTTGGTTTCTAGAACCTTTAACATATTTTTTGGGTACGCCTCGTTTTGTCTTTGGTACTTTTTTAAACTTCCTAGCCATGCTACTTTTTCTTTTTGTTTGCCTTTCTAATCGCTTCTTTACCCTTTTTAAAAATCTGTACCTGTGTTCTCTTTCCCGCTACCTTTGACCTCTGCTCTCCCACTGTTAGTATCTGTATCTTGCGAGCAAAAGGCTTTCTAATCCTTTTTACTTTTGCAACCGTTGCTCTGGCATCAGCAGGCGTTGCATATTTAATCCTTACTGTGTCCTTTGGGTTTTCATCTGTGTATAACCTACGTCCACTACCCTTTGGCTTTTTACCCGTGCCAACCTTCGGGTCTTTTTTCTTTCTAGTCACTACTTCTTAATCTTCTTGACTTTACCGTTTTTTGTTCTAGCAAACTTATGGGTTTTTGTTTCTCTTATCAAGGTTCCATAATGTTTCTTACCACCCCACATCCAGCTAACGGTTTTTGCCATTACTTTCCAACTTTCTTCTGAGCCATTTTATGAGAAGCTCCAAAGCTTTTACCTTTCTTCATTGCATTAGCCATCATCTTCAAATGTTTTGCTGTGTGATGCTTTGAATGTTTTTTCATAGCATTTGCCTGTCTCATAGTAAGACCAGCCATAGAAACACCCTTAACACTTTTTGGTGCTTTCATTGTTTTTGCCTTTGCTTTTGGCCTTCCTCTTTTAGAACCATACGTTCCCTTACCCATTGGCATAATAAACTCCTTTTACCATTTTACTTTATGACTCCAATACCTAGCAGATAACTTACTAGGATTAGGGTCTTGTGCGTTATGTCTAGCGTAATATGATTTACGCCTTGCTTTGTCTTTTTTGCTTTTTGGATTTTTGCCAGCACCTCGTACTCCCTGCTGTCCAAACCTTATTGTTTTTACTTTTGATCCCACCTTAGCAACCACAACATGTGATTTGGTAGGATGACCGGGAGTTCTTTTTGGTTTGTTATAACCAGACACTCCTGCCTTCGCAAGCCTTGAATCTTTATTTTTTCCTTTTTTCTTAGCTGGCATAGCCTAAATTTTTTCTCATTTTTTCTGTATTTTGTTGTATAGACTGAGTTGACAACTCTACATCCGTTCTCTTTCCTAGATCAGATGTCATCCATAGATTTGTAGTGAATTTACTTTCAGAAGCTTTTTTACCGCAAGATTTACAGTAAAACCAACCTTCTTTATTGTCTTCGTTACAATGCATGCATTTTTTCATAGTTTCTCCTTTTTAGGTTTTAGGGGCTGTCTTTTATTGACAACCCCTACAGTACCTAAAACTGTTATCCTTATTTATTCGGATTAAGATGTTTGGATACCATTATTGATACCAGACAATGAGCTTCCTACGTATTCACCGCCTACAAACATAAGCTCTACGTAGTCACCTTTTTGTGCAGTTGTGTCTAAAATAACATTAGAAACTTGAGTTCCCGCTGTTGAATTAGCCGCATCACCACCAGCATCTTTTTGTACCAAGCTAATTATAGCACTTCCAGCCGCTATTGTAATGTCTCCAGTTGGAGTTTCTTCCTCAACAATAAACTTATAGTAAACACCGTCTTCGCCAGTAGATGCTGTTGGTAGAGTAATTTCATATGCTCCACCAGCAGAGTCACATAAAAAGACTTTGCCACTATCGTCATTTGTTAAGGTTCTAGCCGCTACGATTTTTTCAACCTTTTTCTTTAAGCCAAAAGTTGAACCGCTACTCTCGTTAAGAAAATCACTTCTCATCTTAGACTCCCTCTAGGTTAAATAGTGCATGTGACTCAGGAAGAGTTACTTCAAGACCAGCTTCGGTCAAGATCATATCTTTTCTTAAATCCTCATCAGCACCTTGTACGTTAGTCATAACTTGCGTATCACGATTGATACCGTTACCGATCAACGGACGATATGCCAACTGAGTCATGTCAGCCATAAGCATAAAACCAGATGCAATACCTCTAAACAATGGCTCCTTTACAAGATTCAATGTTCCGTGTATTGTATCAATGACCATTACAGAATGACCAAATGATCCTTCTCTAGAATCAAAATTCATCCTAAAAGGCATATTGTTTGCTGAGCCTATAGAAGCATCAAGGAACTTTCCATCACCTAGTTTGTTGAAGAATGTGACTACTGGTAAACTACATAGAACCAGTTTTTCTGACATTCCACCCCTAGCAGGATCAAAGATTACCTCAAGGTCTCCAAGCAATCTATCGTAAGTTAGGTTTGCCTGTGATACACTTCTATAGTAAGCACTACCAGATGCATAGCTGAAATCATCTGTTCCAGTTTTTGGAGATACATTTTTCACAATGTGCCCTACTAGACCTTCAGTGTACTGGATGCCACCTACACGAGCTTTTTGACCGAAGAGCATAGCTCTTTCAATATCAATTTTGTGCTCACGTAGTTTAGTAGCCCAGATACGATTCCACTCTTCAGCATACCCACGATAGCGAGTTGCATAAGCAGTGTTTGTCATCTCTGCCGCTGTTTTAAAAATCTGGGTGTACCCAAAATCGTCTTCTAACTCAGAAGAAAATACATCGGGTGAACCAGAACCTTCTTCAAAAGAAGAACCTATGATTTGAGCTACGTCATCATCAGCAATGCTATTACTTCCACTTACAGCAGATACATCAATTACCTTACCTGTAAATGTGGATTGATTGCTTGCATGAGCAACTCCTGAATCTACTCTCACTAATGCCTGACCGTATCCATCTGTATCATCTTTCGTTCCGACAGCTAAGACCATACCTTTAATAAGGTACTCTACAGCGGCTCCACCAGCAGTATCAACAGTAAATGAATACGAAGAACCTGCGGCAACCGTACCAACAGCACCCTTAATTAAAAGAGAACGGTCTGTAAAACTAATTCGGTTACGATTTTCTAAATAACGAAACACGGGGTCATCAGTAGGTGACTTAGCGACTTGATTAAGATATACGAAGAATGGTGATTCTTCTGGAACTAACTCGGCAACCCTATCACCGAAGTTAAATATCCGTCTTCTATCAGGGGCTACCCCTGTATCGCTAACACCAGTAGAGGTAGTAGAAGCTGTTATATCACTGGATTTTAATACTCCAGAATTAAATGATATTGCCATTTTATTACCTTTGTGTTATGTGGTTATTATTAATCACGGTAATCTTCCAGAACCTCCAGTCGATATGATCGAATCAAACATCTTATCAGCATCGTTGCGTTGAGATGCTTGTGGCTGTCCTTGAAGCACTCCTGCTGTGCGAGGAGCCTGCTTTGCCGCAGTTACCGCTTCCATTGTATCATTGTTTGCAACAGACTGACCGTTTTGCATCTGCCAAAGTTTAACTAGATTGTTCAAACCTACTCTCTCTTTTGGCTGTGTTGTGAATTGCAAGAAATCATTTATGTCATTATCTGACATTTTATATGTTCCTCTCAATTCATTCACAGTGTTTTGCATTTGCATTTCAGACTGTATCTGTTGCTGTTGTTGGGATAATGCAGACTGCAATCTCTGCTGAACCATATTCTCTATTTTGTTATTTACATATCGTCCAGATTCAGAGTTTTCATCTGTAAAAGCATCCCAAGGATTGAAATCGTCCTTACCAACTGTTTGCTCTGGTTGCTGTTGTGTTTGCTTTCCGGCAATACCATCCTCAAGAGTTTTTACCAAGTCTGGTCTCTGCTCCAGTAGTTGAAGTATTTGAGCACCTTGTTGCAATTTAGCATTTT